TGAAGACTGCAAGGTTGGCTAACAATCCTGACCATCGTGATTCTGTGGTAGACATCTGTGGATATGCCGCTTTAATTGAAAGATGTGATGAAGAGCCGACGACCGAGAGCCAAGCCGAGTAACGGCAAGAAGATGCGGTTGATTCGGGTGCTACATGGGAAGTATGCCGTCAATATAAAAGATATTGCTAGGCTGATGCGCTTGCGGTTGCGACAGGCTAGGTATTACGTGAGCGTGCTGACGAAGGAAGGGAGAATCTACGTGCGGTACAAGCAAGATAGATATAACTATTATGCATTAAGGAGAGGTAAATGAAGTTCGACAAGTTCATAGCGAAGTTAAAGGGAACGCAAACTAAGTTTGGTATCTCCGCAATAGATTTAATTATTGTGGATGAGATTGCTTCTAGCAAAGAGAAAGTTACTATCATGGGCTTTCTCGAAGGCTTTTGGCGAACTTCCCCCGTAACTACGCATAACGCAATCAAGGCGCTCGCTAAAAAGAAACTACTCAAGATCACGGTTGACCCCGAGGATGGTCGCATAAAGTTGTTGACGGTTGGCGAGAAATACAACGAATTAGTCAAGTATGTGGAGGCTGTTTAATGGCAGAAATACTAGAAAGACTTGGTAGTGGTTTACTTAAAATTCTTGGGTGGTTTAAGAACCCTGAGTTAATTAAACCTATTGACGAGGGTGTTGATATAGAAGAAGAACGGTTTGATAAGAAACTTCTTACGCTACATACCAAAGCGCTTGACGAAAAGCAAGACTTTCCTGAGACCCTTGGTGAGTTGCTAGATCATTTGGATCATACGTTTGATGCTTACAGAGTATCAACCTATTCAAGTGGATGGTTAACGCAAGACGAGATTACAGGGCTAAAGAAGTTGGGTGCGCATGTGCCTAACCCTTGGCAAACAGTATGGCATGACAATGCAGATAATTTGAAAGTAGATGCTAGTAATTTACCCGCTATGATGTTCATAGCCATACCATCAGACCATGAAGGTGCTAAGAAAAATAATCAGGTATGTCCTGACTTTATGTTTGGTATTAAACACAAGAAGCTTCCTTGGAATGTAGAAAAGATTAGCGGTGTGCCGTACAAAATAGGCATGGCTTATCGCATGGACAAAAAGTTGTTTTGGATATGTGCTTGGGTGGTGGTGCATAGAGATGGTTCATATGAGTTTTGTAAAGAGCACACAACTAAAGCTGTTTATGTGACTAAAGGTAGGAACAAAGGATATGCGTACAACAAAAAAACTTTTGTAAAAGGGGCTTTGGTTGAAGATGAAGAAGAGACCAAGCGCAACGGCGAGTTGGGTGCTAGAAACTTCTTTAAGTGGATGGTTGATTGGTGGCAGGGTAGGAATGAGCGTTGGAGTGTGTCGGTTAGAAAGAGTGGTGACAGGGTAACGTTTGCCGTAGATAAGTCGTTAACTAAAAAGTATTTTGCTGATCGGGATAAGACGATTAAGACTGCATCGGGGCGCAACAAGAAGATCGTGCATTATGTTAAAGAACATCAACGTAACTATGACGGCAAAATTACTACAGTTAAAGAACACATTCGTGGGTTAAATGAGTTTAATTGGAAGGGCTATAAATGCCTCATATCGGCTCCTGAGTTTGGTATGACTTTAACTTCATCGTTTAAGGCGGGTGCTGAAGAAATAGAATCAACCGATGATATAAGACAATTTATGAGCACTGCCAAGGTTGGGGCGATGTTGGCTCAGCATGAAGACAAAATGGCTATTAGAGGAGAAGCTAGATGAAAAATGTATTAACAACACTTCTGTTGTGTCCCATGATTGCTCATGGTGCGGTGATTGCATCGATGCCAAATCAAGCGGGTGGCAAGATTGTGCTTACTGACGAGGCTTGTGTATACAAGGGCAAAACTTACACCAATCTGTATAAGGCTTATTTTTATATACCCAGTGGTACAACGGGCAATGGTTGTTGGGCGGTTGAGGATGGTAGCGATACCGTTACGGTTATTTGGCACGACACAGGCGACACCAAGCGTTACCCCGCACAAAACTTTGACATAAGAAGGAATAGATAATGAACAAAGATGTTATGAATCAAGGAGTACAAATCCTGCTTGATCGCATGGACACAAACCCCGAGGAGTTTGAAGATTACTCAGGTAGATGGGGGGATATTATTGGTGCGGTTCATGCTCGCAAAAGTATTCCCGCAGGGCATTCGAAGGATGCTCCGTTGCCGTTTCTTACAGACCCCGAAGTCAATGCGCTATATGACAAATTAGAAGATGTTCGTAGAGAAAACTTTACGGCTGACGTATTGCGTCGCCTAGCTGATACCCCAAGAGAACAGATCCAAGAAGACTTGTTTGATAGCAGAAGCTATTCGACAAGCAACATACCACTAGGTGGTGGGGCATTAACTTCAACGACGGGGGCAGTAGGCACATGGGGTAAATCAAGCGTAACTTTAGCGGAAGTGCAGGCACTTAATGAAGAACGCAAACAACAAATTATTGATGCTATGACTGAATTAAACAAAGCAAGACAAAGCAAACGGAAAGCTACTGCTAGATGATTATTACCTTAGACTTTGAGACCTACTACGACAAAGCGTTTAGCCTAACTAAGCTGACGACCGAGGAGTATATCCGTGATGACCGATTTGAAGTCATCGGGGTTGCGGTGGCGGTGGATGATGGCGAACCCGAATGGTTTAGTGGGACTCAGGCTGAGACCCGTGCGTTCCTAAAGAAGTTTGACTGGGACAACGCTTTGGCTTTGGCTCACAACATGCAGTTTGATGGGGCGATTTTGAATTGGCACTTTGGTATCAAACCCAAGGGCTATCTAGATACCCTGTGTATGGCTCGGGCGGTGCATGGGGTGGATGCGGGTGGTAGTCTCAAAGCTTTGGCTGAACGGCATCAGATTGGGGTTAAAGGCGATGAGGTTATTCGTGCCGAGGCTAAACGACGCACGGACTTCTACGATGTAGACCTAGAGTTGTATGGAAAGTATTGCTGTAACGATGTGGCGCTGACTTATGACCTATTCAAAATACTAGCAAAAAACTTCCCAACAAAGGAATTGAAAGTTATAGACACAACTCTAAAGATGTTTATACAACCTACGTTAGTCTTGGATAAGACCATGTTGGAAGAGCATCTCGAGAACGTCAAGAACCTAAAGGCAAAGCTACTCGAGTCGGCTCAGGCTGAGATTGACGACTTAATGAGTAACGATCGATTTGCCGAGTTACTAAAAGCTTTGGGTGTCGTGCCCCCTACCAAGATCAGTGCTAGGACAGGTAAAGAAGCATGGGCTTTTGCCAAGACGGATGAGGAGTTCAAGGCTTTACTTGAGCATACTGATCCACGGGTGCAGGCTCTGGTGTCCGCAAGGCTAGGTAACAAAACAACTTTGGAGGAGACGAGAACGCAGAGGTTTATCGACATCTCTACAAGGGGGTTGTTGCCCGTGCCTATTAAATACTATGCGGCTCACACTGGGCGGTGGGGTGGCGATGATAAGATTAACTTGCAGAACCTTCCTAGCCGTGGCAATAACGCAGGGAAGTTAAAAAAAGCTATCCGTGCCCCTGATGGGTATGTAATGATTGACTGCGATTCCTCGCAGATTGAGGCTCGCACGGTGGCATGGTTGGCGGGACAGAACGATTTAGTAGAAGCTTTTGATAAGGGCGAAGATGTTTACAAAATCATGGCATCGGCAATTTATGGGAAAGAGGTCGAAGATATTTCTAAAGAGGAGCGGTTCGTGGGGAAGACCACAATCCTCGGCGCTGGCTACGGCATGGGGTCACAGAAATTCCAAGTTCAACTCAAGACTTTCGGTGTGGAGATTGAAACGGATGAAGCCAATCGTATCATTCAGGTATATCGCAACACCTATGAAAAAATACCCGAACTATGGAGGCAGGCTCAGAAGTGCGTCGAGTCGATTGTAGATAAAAAAGCATCACCATTTGGTGCGGTCGATGCGGTAAAGTTTGACTCACTTGAGGGTGGGTTCCTATTGCCAAGTGGTCTATGGCAGAGGTATGATGGGCTTGAAAGAGTGTACGATGCTGACGGTAAAACTCAGTATCAATACAAAACCCGCAAGGGTGCAGTTAAAATTTATGGTGGTAAGGTCGTAGAAAACCTATGCCAAGCGATTGCAAGATGCGTTATTGCAGAACAGATGCTACTCATCAGTAAGAGATACAAGGTAGTGTTGACGGTGCATGATGCGGTAGCTTGTCTCGCACCAAAAGAAGAAGTCCTAGAGGCTCAACAGTATGTGGAAGAGTGCATGAAAACTAGACCCGCATGGGCGCAGACTCTCCCGCTTAGTTGTGAATCAGGTGTAGGTAAATCGTATGGAGAGTGCTAAATGATAGGTGATGATGATTTAAGAGATTGCTTTGCGATGTTTGCATTGTGTGGGATTTTGTCTTGTGATTATTCAGTTGATGAAGACCCTGCGGTATTAGCATACAAGTATGCGGATGAAATGATGGAAGCCCGTAAAAAAGTAGACCCCGCAGAGGGTATTGTTGCAATTAAAAAACGTGTGAGGAAAACATGAACTTTACATCTGACTGGTTTACTCACAACATACCTAACTTTGAGAAGTGCCTGTTTATGGCGGGGTTACCTCGTTCTAGATTTTTAGAGATTGGTTCATACGAAGGGCGCTCTACTTGTTGGTTGCTTAATAATCTACCTATTGACGGCAAGATTGTCTCAATCGACCCGTTCCCCAATATGCCCGAGGTTGAAAAGCGGTTTTGGGATAACGTGCGAGAGGTTATGGGTAAACGGCAACTTATCCAGTGTAAAACCACATCTTACTTAGCTTTATCTCAGCTTATTCAACAAAGGCAAGAGTTTGACTTCATCTACATCGACGGCGATCACGACCCTGCAACAACTTTAACCGATGCGTCAATGGCGTGGGGTCTACTACGTCAGGGGGGTGTTATGTTGTTTGACGATTACGAGTACCCTGAGCAACCTACTAAATGCGGTATTGATGGATTCCTCATGGGGTTTGTTGGCAAGTACGATTTGCTTTTGAAAAACTATCAACTGGCGGTGGTGAAAAAATGATTGGGACTATTATTAATTTGCTGATTTTGTTTGTGGCTACGTTTGCCATCATCATATTCATGGCGGTGTTTGGGTTCTTCCTGTTCATTATGTTTGCCTGTGTGTATATTGGGTGGGAACACATTAAAGGCATGCCGATACCAGCCATATGGGAGAGGATTAAGAAATGAACGCATACGAATTAGCAAATCTTTTAGAATTTACCAATGACCCTGATGTTAGAAAAGCGGTCGCTATGCTGAAAGAACAAGACTTAACAATCAAAAGATATCATGAAATGTTAAGAGATAAAGACAATATGCTTCGCCAACAAGCAGACCGCATAGCGGAGTTGGAGAAAGGTGGAGAAGTTGCTGGTAGGTTCTACTGGGAAAGTGTTGTAGATGGTCATGTAATGGCTATCCCAAGCGAAGGAACACCACATTACAACAAAGATGATTTTCCACTCTACACAACACCACAAATAAAAGAGTTAAGTGACGAGGAAATAGTGCGAATTAGTAAAACTTGTGATTTAAATCATGTATTAGGTTTAATTGATTTTGCTAGAGCAATACTAAAGAAAGCGAGTGAGAAATGAATAATGAACCAGTAGCGTGGCGATGGAAATATGTAGATGAAAATGGCAAACCTTTTACTGATTGGCAATACTGGCATGAAGAACCATCGATACCAAACAAAGATAAAAAGTATTTAGAGCCACTCTACACCGCACCACAAATAAAAGAGTTAAGTGATGAGGAAATAATTGAAATAGGTAATGCAGTTGTAAACCTTATTGATTCCAATGAAGGATGGATTGAATTTGCTAGAGCAATACTAAAGAAAGCGAGTGAGAAATGACTGCACCTGCCGTAGTCATAACCCCCACAACAGGACTGCCGTTTCTAGCCAAGGCGATGGAGTCTACCAACACGCAACCATGCGAGCATTGGATTGTGGTTGATGGCGCTGAGCATGCGCAGAAGGTGGCGAACATGCTTCATGCCGGAGATTATGTAAACAAAAAGATAATCTTACTGCCCGAAAACACAGGCAAACCACACACGCACTGGAGTAAGAA